CGCGGCGCGCCAGCTAGCGCAGGCGTCCCGCGACCGTGCCGACGCATCATGAACCGGTGACCGTCACCGACGCCCGCCCACACGACCTGCCGCCGCTGTGGGACGGGCGCCCGGTGCAGTGGTCGGCCTGGACCGACGAACGCCTGCCGTCGCTGGTGTTCCACGTCCCGGCCGACCACTGGGCCTGCACCGGGTGCGGGTGGATCCGCGACACCGAGCTACGCGCCGTCGGAACCCTGATGCCCGGTGCCGGCGTCGCGGACATGTGGCCGCACATCCGGCTCCTGGTGCGCCGCTGCCCCGGGTGCCACCTGGACGAGGTCACCGACATCGACACCGGCGAGATGTGGGACCTGGAGGACCACGACTACGGCAACGCCGGCTCGTGGCCCGACGACGTGCCCGTACAAGAAACGCTGTTCTGACCCAAACCCGCTACCGTGTGGGGTTGCACCACTCACAGGAGGACCACATGCAGGACACAACCAACTTCGGGACCACGCCCGAACCAGCCCCGGCCGACGAGCCAGCACCGGACGACCCGCGGCACATCACGCTGAACTTCGAGACGACCCTGCAGGACCACGAGCTGCGCACGATCGAGGCCGTGCTGCAGCTCCTGCAGTTCCTGCCCTACGAAACCCGCGTACGGGCCCTGCGGTACGTGCACGACCGCGTCGAGACCGACCCGAACGTGTGGGCCCGACCCGAACCGGAGCCCGCGCGGCCCCTCGCGTCGGTGGACGACATCGCCCGGGTGCTCGCGGAGTCGGACAAGGTCGCCTGGGAAGCGATGGGCACGCTCGAGCGGGGCAGCTACTTCCGTCGCGCGGACGCCCTCCTGACACGGATGGTGGTCGAGGTCCGATGACCGAGCCCACGCCCGAGCCCACCGGGCTCACTGAGCGCGTTGAGGCCGGCCTGCCGGCCGTGGACCCCAACGCCGCGGCCGTTCCCGGCATCGTGTGCGCCGACTGCGGCCGGGCACGCACCCTGGCCGACGATTACGACTACACCCCGCTGCAGCTCGTCACCGGCCGCCCGCTCGGCTGGTTCAACGGCGACGGCGAGCAGATGTGCGGGCAGTGCCTGGCCGCGACGATGCGAGGAGAACGACCATGACGACCACCCGTAGGCAGTGGCGCCAGTACAAGCGCCTCCACGAACAGGGGCGACACCTCGCGTCCCAGCGTGAAGACCTGATCGCGGCCGGCGCCGACCCGGCCGAGCTCCCCATCCCCCTGCGGCCGATGCCGCCCATCCCGGCACCAGCGCCCTCCGTCCGGACGCTTGAGCGGCAGCTCGTGAACGACGCCGGGCACGCCTGGTTCGTCGCGATCACGTACATGGAGGGCCTGAGCCAGGCGTGGTGGATCGTCGGCGTCGCGTGCCTCGCCGCGTCCGCCGGGTGCATCGCAGCCACGGGCGCCGCGCTCGTTTTCTCCCAGGCCCTGACGTGGCACGCCGTGGTGTGCGCCGTGCTCGCTCTGGGCTGGCTCGCCGGCGCCCTCGTGTCGGCCAGGCGCGCACGGCGCCTCGCGCGCCGCGTCCGCGACACCAGAGCGGACATCGCCCGGGCAGGTGCCCTGTGACCGACGAAGACCAGCTCACCATCGAGTCGGGCGTGACCACCACCGGGGAAGCCGCCTGCTACCTGCGCTGGGACGCCGGCGCGGACCTGGCCGCCCGCACCGCCGTGATCCTGGGCGCACCCAAGGACCTCCCGGAACGGGTACGCGGACACAACCCGTACCGCGCCCCGACCCCTGGAGCCGACCAGTGACCGACCGGTGGCTGGTTCTGGCCGCCGATCCGGACGCCGTCACGAGTCCTGTCTGCGACGAGTGCGACGCCACCCCCGCCGCCCCGGCTCGCATTGAGCGGAGGCGAGACGCTGTCTGGACTCGCCCCGCAGTCCTCTGCCCTCCCTGCCGCGAGACGGTCTACCACCGGGCGGGACGGAAGGTGAGCGCAATGGTGGCGGAATGGCGCGCCGGCCGTGCCGAGCTGCGCGGCCTGTCCGGGGGCGAGTCGTGACCGCCCGCCGATGCGTCCTGTACGCACGGATCAGCGTCTCCAAGGAGGAGTCCGTCTCGGTCGAGCGCCAGCTCGAGGCCGCGCGCAAGCTGGCCGAGGCTCGCGGGTGGGAGGTCGTCGGGGAGTTCGTCGACGACGGCGTCTCCGCGACGGCGAACCGCCCCGAGGACCGCAGGGGCTGGAAGGCACTGATGCGCACCTCGGCGTTCGACGCCGTGATCATCTGGAAGGTCGACCGCCTCGCTCGTCGCGTGCTCGACTTCCTGCACGTCGACGAGGCCCTCCAAGCCCGCGGCGCCGGCCTGGTGGCCGTCGAGGACCCCATCGACATGACGAGCCCGATGGGACGCGCGTTCGCGACCCTGCTGGCCGTGTTCGGCGAGATGGAGGCCGAGGCGATCCGCTCCCGCATCAAGGCGATGCGGGCGCACCTGTCCCAGGGGCACCGGTTCGTCGGCGGCGGCATCCCGTACGGGTACCGCTCGACCGACAACCCGGACGGCCCCGGGCGCGTGCTCGTGCAGGACCCCGAGCGGATCGAGTGGCTGCGTCAGATGGTCCGCCTCGGCCAGGAGGGGCAGACGGTCAACGCCATCGCAGTGTGGCTGACCCAGCACGGGGCGCCTATCCCGCTGCGGAACAAGGAACGCATGGACCCACACAACCGGGTGTGGAACCGGCAGACGGTCGAGCAGCTCCTGCGCAACCCGATCCTGGCCGGCATGTTCCCGCACAACCCGGGTCGCGGGAAGGGCGACAAGCGGACGGATCCGTTCGCGGTGCGCCGTCACCCCGACGGAGAGCCGATGATCGTGCCCGAGCTCGCGATCCTCACCTACGAGGAGTTCGAGCAGCTGCAGCGCATCCTCGATGCCCGCGATACCCCTCAGTCGCGCAAGCGCACCGAGCGGCAGCTGACGAGCGTTCTTCTGTCCAAGGTCGCGATCTGCGACGCCTGCGATGTGCACCTCTATCGGGGTACGAACCAGAAGCAGCCCGTCCTGTACTGCCCCAAGTGCCGGCAGACGATCAGCCGCACCCACCTGGATGACTACCTGATCGACCGGCTCCTGACCGAACGCGAAGAGCAACCGTACGGGAGCACCACGGTCGCGGACTCATGGGACCGAGCGCACCGGGACGACGAGACACGCCGCGAGATCCTCCTGTCTCAGCTCGAGGTCCTGCGCGTCCGTCGAGGCGTGGCCGGCCGCCGCTTCGACGCCGATCGAGTGCTACTCGCCTGGCAGGCACCCAGTCTCGATGAGGTCGCGGCATGACGGGCTACCAGTACCGCGGAACGCGGTCCGACCTGGCGTGCGGGGACAAGATCGGCACGCCAACCGGCCACGAACGCCACCGCAGGGCGGGGGAGCAGTCTTGCGCCGAGTGCCGTGCCGCACGAAACGCATATCTGCGCACCTGGCAGGCCGGCAGGCCCAGGAGCGAGCGATCCGCCGTCGCGAACCGGGTGCGCGCTCGCGCCCTGCGCGCTCTGGCGCGTGAGCACCCGACCGACTACAGGCGCCTCCTCGACGCCGAGTGGGTCGTAGAAACCCGGAGGGCATCGTGACGGCCCTGGAGACGCCGCCGGCCGAGATGCCGGCGTCGCCCGTGGTCCGGCTCTGGTGCCACACCTGCAAGGCGCTCGTGCCCATCCGGCCGACGTGGGTGTCGTACGCGCCACGCCGCGCCACGGTGCAGCACGTCACCCCGGCCGCGTGGGCCGACCACCGCGCCACCCACACCACCACTACCAAGGGAGCTGCATGACGACCGACGAGGAGCGCTGCGAGCGGTGCGAACAACCGCACGGCACCTGCCACCACACCGCGCCCCCGATCGCCGTCGGCGACGTGATCGACGAGGCCACGATGAACACGGGCCGCGCGGTCCGCCTGGGCGAGCTGCGCTCGAACAGTCGCGCCCGGGACGCCGAGGGCAACGTGTGGGTCAAGACCCGCCGCCGTGACGGCTGCTGGGAGAGCCTGACCGACGGCGCCATCTGGCCGGTGCACCACATCATCGACGAGCGGCAGGGCTACGGCCCGTTGACGGTCGAGCACGTCGCGGGGTCGCGATGACCGCCACCGAGATCTCGCCGGCCCTCCA